TCCACATTCACACTTACTCAAGTCCACCGACAATTAGGAGGTAATCCTGTTCTCGAAAAAGCTAATGAATTTCGTGAATATATTGAAGGGATTCGGGACATTGAACCTGTGTTGGAAACTGATATTAATTCTAAAGGTGAAGGTATTCACGTACTTCCTCATGCAGATTTTGTTGCTAAATTTGTAAAAAAATATATAAGTTATTCTGCTGGAGCTCCAGTAGATGTACCATTATGTACCTATACAAATGAATCCGCTATTAATTACAATAGTATGGTACGCAAATCCGCCTTCTTTCTAGAAGACGTTATTGAGCCTTTTTATAAAGGAGAAAGACTAATTTCCAATAGCGTTGTTATGCATTCTGACAAATCTATACTAATGAATAATGAAACAGTGCATGTCCAGGATTATATAGAAGGGATTCAACATGGTATTCCTGGATACTATGTAACAGTACATGGCGAACATAATTACCATACTGGATCAAGAAGAAAAAAAGTATTTTCTCCAAAAAGTAAAGGCATAGCTGATAAGATTCTTGAAGAACATAAGAAAGACGCCATTAAAAGTAAATCCAAACAAGGCTGGTTAGACTTTTATGCAATAAAAAACTCTCTAGCCGATTTACGCCCACCATTTGCAGGTACAACTCATAAAGCCCAAGGAGGCACGTTCCCTGCTGTATTTATAGATAAAATAAATATAAATAAATGCCGTGACGAAACTACTAGAGCTAGATTATTCTACGTTGCTTTAACTAGAGCTAGCAAAAACGTATATATAAATAGTTAGGAGAATTAAATGGGCGGAGTTAAACGATCACTCCCAGATGATTGGGGACAAGAAGGACCAAATGAAGAGGAGGAGTGGAATTACGAAATGGAAAATTTAATACGAGGACCTAGTAAAAAATACATATGCGTAGGGACCGATAAGGTAGAAGCTGAATGGCTTCAGAGATGGTACAAAGTACCTCATGACGAATGTGTATTTTTTAGTAGTCAAAATGACTGGGCTAGATTAGTAAAAAATACGCCAGGTGTAAATCATCTAGTCTTAAGACCTCTTCCTGAAGGTACTGATTATGTACACTATCTTAAAACTCTTAAAACAGAAAGGTTACTAAATGGCGATGATGTACGGGGATATTGATAAATCAAGGGAGAGACGTAATCATATAAACCTTATAGTTAAAAATTTAACAAAAGTAACAACTGAATGGTATGGTCTAAATTTGATGGGAGAAGACGACAAAGACTCATTAGAAAAACTTGTAAAAGACGCATTGGATAGTGCACTAAAACTTAAGGGAGATAACTAAATGGCATTTGAATACACAAACAATAACGGTATAGAGCTACCATTAGCTGTATTTCTTATGTACGACAAGTATGACTATGATGAGAGACCTAATGTACTTAGTGCTACGGGGCTTATGAAACCACTTCGTCAGTTAGTATTAGCGAAACAATATCCTGCCGAAGCAAAAAAAGTAGACATAGCAGATTTAGTACATTCTCGTATGGGTAATGCAATACATAAAGGATGTGAGATAGCTTGGACAGATCTTGACACGATTAAAAAGGCTCTAAAATTATTCGGCATGTCTGAAGATGCTATTGATAACATAAAAATAAATCCAGCATTTGTAAAACATGGTGAAACCCCTATATATGTAGAACAAAGAGTGGAAAAACAAACAATAAATAATTTTATTATTTCAGGTCAATATGATTTAGTTCTAGACGGTGAACTTAATGATTTCAAATCTACAAGTGTTTGGGCCTACATTTACGGAAGTAATGTTGATAATTATATAAAACAAGGCAGTATCTATAAATGGTTAAGCCCAGATAAAATTACCAGTGATTACGTCCATATTCATTATATCTTTACGGATTGGTCACCTGCCAAAGCTAGGGAAAAACCTAAAAATTATCCTCAATTCAAAGCAGTATCTAAAAAATACCCCTTGTGGAGTAATGAAGAAACCGTTAATTGGATCATGAATAAAGTAGAAGCTTATATTGCCTCAGCAAATCTTCCTCAAGAAGAGCTACCAGAATGTACTAAGGAGGAACTTTGGGCGGAAGATACAAAATATAAACATTACAAAGACTCTAGCAGTACTAGAGCTACTAATGGCGGTGTCCATACTTCAATGGATGATGCATTAAAGTTTCAAGCACAAAAAGGCGGAGGAATAATTAAAACAATCCCAGGAGAAGTTAAAGCATGTCGTTATTGCTCAGTTGTTGGTATATGTACCCAAGCAGAAACTATGCTAGCAGATGGGAGATTAGTATTATGATTTCCGGGATTAAAATCTACGATAGAAAGGGAGTACTGAAAGAAGAAATATCCCGAGAAAGAGCCATAAATCTTTACAATGAAAGTCATAAAAAAATTTGGAGTTTATCTCCTACCGAAAAAAATGCATGGAAGCGTCTTAAAGCAGAAAAGGATAATTGAATGAAGGATTACCTGTTACAGATTAAAATTAAGAATGGTCCCATGATGGGTATCATGCGAGCTAATAATATGGATACAGCCGCTGAGCTTAGTCGGAAAACAGGAGTAACCCAAACAATCGTTGGGAAGTATTTAAATTTACAGAGCATTCCGTTCGATACAGCTGGACGCTGGAAAGAAACAGTAGTAAGAATATCAGAATTCCTAAAAGTTCCACCAGAAATGTTATTTCCAGAACAACATTTAACTAAAGCACTGAAGGACAACGTTATTGAAGGCGAGGTCTCACTCGAAGAAATGAAGGAACTAGTTTCTACGGCTGGTGTTGACCAGATCAGCGAGACAATTCAAAAAGATTCACAAGACGAATTACACGATAGGCTTGAAAGAGGCTGGGAATCACTACATCCAAGAGAACGCAGAGTTCTTGAATTGAGATTTGGTATAAATCAAGAAGCAGAAAAGGATCAAACACATACTTATGGAGAAGTTGGAGAAGGATTGGGTGTTACTGGTGACAGAATTAGACAAATCGAAGCAAAAGCTTTGAGAAAGTTACGTCATCCAAGACATTCTGAAGCTAGGACTAAGAGGAACAATAATCTTAAAGAGGAGCCTTAGAAGCTTAACCCGTAGGAGTTGGGAGTTGCGGTCGCTCCGTACCCTGTAAAATTGAAACTCTGGAAGTAAAGGGTTTATGGCCTGCGAAGCTAAAAGTGGAGGCGGTAAAGTCTTAAGATTGTTGAGCGGTGTACAATATATGGCAGGTACCACCACAGAGCCGTAGGTTACACACGCGGGTTGTACATTGCTATTCCTCTGCTAATTAACCTGTTAGCTGGGACAAGTACACCATGCCGAGAGATTCAGTCTACTGTTTACAGCAGACACTAGAATAGAGCGTGATGCGAATGCTATTAACGGAAGCTCTTGCGTGTACTGGAAACTTCCGAGGTTATTTAAATTGGTTGTCGAGAGCAATACTAGTTATGCGGCATTAAAGAGATAGCGATACAAACGCGTAGCTCACTATCCGCCATTCATATTTAAGGAGAAAAAATGAGTGTAGAAAAATTACAACAAGATATTCTTTTTTGTAAACAAACAGTTAGAAATTTAATTCTTAAGCACTACGATCAAGATAGATACGCAGCAATGATTGACATTATATTCAAGGATATATTTCAAGATTATCTTAAAGAAAGTGGAAAAGCAGCAGGTATAGAAAATCAATGTCCTGATAAATTAGAACCACAAGCAGGTCATATTCCAGAAAAAGGTCTTAAAATACTAAGAAAGAAACAAGGATCTAATTAAATTTATGCCCTTGTAGCTTAACTGGTAAAGCAACTGTATTCTTCTGAGGAGAAGAAGCAGAAAGTTGGTGGTTCGAAGCCACCCAAGGGCGCACTTTTAACGGAGACAACTATGGATAAAAGACAAGTAATGGATGCAATAAAAAAAGGTATTCCTAAGAAACCTAAACACCGAGCACATATTCAAATGACACTAGGTAGCTTAATAAAAGCGTTACAGAGAGAACGAGTTGGGCTACTTGTAAAAATAACTGATAAGCACTATCCAGGTAGATCTCATAGCTACTTTGGATACCACACTGATCTAGCATTTGAACCAACTGAAGAGCCAGTTACTGTTGCTGAATTTCTCAAAGAATGTGAAGACTCCGTAGGAAAATCATTTATAACTGCAGATCATTTTGATGAATTCTACAAAGACTATGTTATGCAGATTGGTGCTCCATTGTGGATCTCTACCCTAGGTCAAGCCAGTCAGAAAGGCATTGTAGACCTTGTACCTACTGATGGTTACATCAAGATAATTACTAAAACTATTGAAGAGGTGGAGGTAGTGGAAGATGGCTCTGAATAAACAGAAAAAGCTACAGTACATAGAACAAATACTAGAAGAAGTCAAGAATGGTTCTGTAGATGATAAAGAAGATTCAATATTAATTGAAGTAGCCCTAGACTTTATTGAAGACCTAAAAGAGGGGAATCCAGATGGAGGGACTTAATTCTTGTGATAATAGCGATAAATTAACTCTACTGTTAAATATAAGACAAGGGACACAATCAACCACATATTCAGTTTCTAACTTACCGGATTGGTATGACATGTTAGCAATATTTGCAATTTACGGTATTGTAGGTATGGCTATATTTTACGCTGGTTTATGGATCGGAAGCAGATATATAACATAAAAGGAGCCTACATGAAGAAATACCACCCGTTTTCTGAAAAGATAGTCGATATCCTTGTTCGCAAAGTTAACAACGATAATCGGCATTTTTTTCGCATTCTAACTGGATACTACTTGTCTAAAGTAGCCTCCATGATGCGATGTAACATCCAAACAAATGATAGAGATGTAATCCCGGTTAACACTTACGTATTAAATCTGATGGTATCGGGAACAGGCAAGGGGCACTCTACTAATATTCTAGAACGAGAATTTGTAGCATATTTTAAAAGAGAATTTTTAAATAATGTGTTCCCTAAAAAAGCTGAGGAGAATATTCAAACTTTAGCTCAAGAAAGAGCTGCATGGCGAGTTAATATCGGACAAACTACGCTAACGTTGGATGAAGAAATCGAGTACCAACATGGTGAATTTCAAAAACATTTTGATCGGTTAGGAGAACTGGCTTTTAGCTTTGATAGTGGAACTTCTCCAGCTGTTAAACAAATGCGTGAGAAACTACTATTAGCTTCTGCAGGTTCTATGAATCTGGAACTAGACGAAGTCGGATCAAATATGTCTGCTAATACAGATGTATTAAATACATTCCTTGAACTCTACGACGTAGGTTTAGTAAAGCAAAAACTTATTAAAAATACCCTAGAAAATATCAGATCAGAAGAATTACCGGGTAATACTCCCACCAATTTAATGATGTTTGGTACACCTACTAAACTATTAGATGGTGGAAAGATAGAGGAAGAATTTAAGCAATTCCTGGAAACTGGGTATGCTCGCCGGCTATTATTCGGATATACAACAGATAGTCATAGAACTACATATGCATCAGCAGAGGAGCGATACGCACTCATGGTGGATGCTAACTTAGCTAGAGATATGCTGTCTATCCAGCAAGAATTTACTAATTTTGCTAAGAGACCGTTTAATCCGGTATTACAAATGTCAAAAGACAATCATATTCACTTAATTGAATATCAACTGAAATGTGAAGCTTCAGCTGATGATATGAAAGATCATATGAGTCTTCATAAAGCAGAAATGATACATCGATACTATAAAGCTATTAAGTTAGCGGGTGCCTACACGTTCGCAGACAATTTCACAGAAATTACGAAAGATCATCTAGATTACGCAATTAGCGTAGTTGAGGACTCAGGAGAGGCCTTTCATACATTAATGCGTAAACAAACGCCGTATGAGCGCTTAGCTCACTATTTAGCGGATTGTGATAATGAGGTAACTCAGCATGAGTTGGTCGAAGAACTGCCATTCTATAGAGGCTCAGAGGCTCAAAGAAAGGATTTAATGACCTTAGCTACGTCTTTTGGGTATAAAAACAATATTATCATCAAAAAGCGGGTATTAGACGATATTGACTTTTTCCTAGGTGAAACTCTTATGGAAACTGATCTAAATAGCCTAACTGTGGCAATCAGTAAGGATATTGCATATCACTTCGAGCCCCATGATCCAAGGCCTTCATTTGACATATTGCATAAGTTAACTACTGCAGAGGGGTATCACTATACCGCTCATGAGTTTGTTAATGGTCATCGTAAGAGCGAAAATGTCGTCCCAGGATTTGATCTGCTTATTCTGGATTGTGATGGGGACATATCAATGTCCACAGTTAAGGTATTACTAGAAGACTATACTTTTCTTATGTCTACAACTAAACGACATACTCCAGAAGTTAATAGATTTAGGCTTATTTTGCCTCTATCCCACAGACTTAAACTAACTACAGGAGAGTATTCTAGATTCATGACGAATGTATTTGAATGGTTACCATTTCCGGTGGACGAAGGAGCTAAGGATATAGCTAGAAAATGGGCTGCTCATCCAGGAAGTTACGAATACAATAAGGGCAATGTTATTGACGCTACTATGTTTATTCCAGAAACTAAGCGATCTGATCAAATAAAGACACAAATCAGTGCTACTGGTGCTAACAACATTGAGCGCTGGTTTAAAACTCATACGAGTAAAGGAAATAGAGCTAATCACTTGTATAGATTTGGGATGGTGTTAATTGATGCAGAGTGGGCATTAGGTGACATAGTAGAAAAACTTGAAACTTTTAACAATAACTTAGAAACTCCCTTACCTGAAGAACAGTTTAGAAATAGTATAATTAAATCAATAAGTAAAGAATTTCAAAAACGAAGTAAAATTTAAAAGAAAGGAGGAAATATGAGTATTGAACTTAACCCAAAAAATGAAAAGTTCCATAGAACAATAGAAACTCAACAGTTAGTTAAATTTCTATTAAAAGCAACAGAAAAAAAGATACTCACTTACGAAGCGTTGAATGTACCAGCATTGGGGGATTGTTCTCATCATGGAGACAAGAATCGTTTTCTAGTTAGTGCTAGAAAAATTGTACGAGAAAGCTACGGAGTAGAATTTAAAGCTATTCATAACGTCGGTATACAACGTATGACTGATGCAGAAAAAGTTGCTAAGAGCGTTAGGACTCATCAACAAATGGTTAGAAAAAGCAAAGCTGTAATATCAAGCTTGTTCTCAACTAAATATCATGGATTATCTGCAAAAGATAAAATAGATCATAATACAGGTATATCAGTTATGGAAATGGTTAACCATGTAAACTCACCAAAGATGGTACAGAGAGTTCAAAAGTTAGTTAAAACTAAGAAAAAACCTTTAAGTTTAAAAGAAGGTTTAAGAGAATGGAAGAGGAGGAATCAATGATTAATAATCACCTAGTATTAGTTTCAGGAAAATCCAGTTCCGGTAAAAGTGCTAGCTTGATGGATATGGATAAGCCTGAAGGAGTTATGTATTTAAATTGTGAAAATGGTAAGAAACTACCTTTCAAAAGTAAATTTCAAGAATACACCGTTGTTGATCCAAATCAGGTATACGAAGCATTCGACAAAGCCGAAACAATGAAAGACGTACATACTATCGTTGTTGACAGCCTTACGTATCTAATGGATATGTACGAAAGTATTAGAGTACTGAATTCAACGGATGGTTATAAAGCATGGGGGGAATACGCGCAATATATGAAAGTACTAATGTCTCAAAAAGTGGCTAAGTCTACCAAAAATGTAGTATTTCTGGCCCACACTTCAGACATTCTTAATGAAGCCGAGATGGTAAATGAAACTATGGTTAAGGTTAAAGGATCCCTGATGAATCAGGGTATTGAGAGTTTCTTTACCTGTGTAATATCTACCAAGAAAGTACCTCTAACTAAATTAGAAGATAAAGTTGCTAAATCTCCAATATTTAAAGCTACTCCAGATAATAAAGAAGATGGATTCAAATACGTATTTCAAACTCGACTAACTAAAGAAACAGTTAACGAGAGAATTCGTAGTCCAATGGGAATGTGGCCTAGGAATGAAACCTATATCGATAATAACCTGCAAAATGTTATTAATCGACTTCACGAATACTATAAATAAGTGGTATAATAACGCCCTAGATAGGGTTAATATGCCGTCCTTATGGGGATCTCCTCCCTTCATAGGACCTGTCCTAACTGAAGAGTTATAAAACACTAGTCCTCTCCTTCGGGAGAGGCATTTTATTTTTTAACTGAAAAGGAGAACTATGAGCCACGAAGGTAATGACGAAATCATAGATAATAAACGAGATAATTTACGAACTAATCTCACTCAAAATATGACATATGCTGCTATAGAACTTGGTATCGGTGTAGTACAGGAAATTGCTGCAGAAACTGTAAAACGAAAACCAGGTATGTCTGTTAAAGAATTTACTAAGGTATTAGATGACTTTCTTGAGAAACAGAAAGCTCAAGCTAATAATAATGGCTAGTTAAAAGCCGTGTATGTTAACACTCAAATAAGAAAGGATATAACTTATGGGTGAATGGGATCTTCCTAAAGATATAGAAACACAATCTATTGAAAGACTAGGTGGTGGATTTCTATGGGAGTCTGGAGTCTATGATACTACCATTAAGATGGTGTATCTAAACCAGACGAAATCGGAAGCAATGTGGTTCAACGTTATTCTGACAAAGAATAGCGGTGACATGAAAGAACTTCGAGAGAATTTCTGCATTAAATCCGGTAAAGCAAAGGGTTACAAAACTTACTTTGTAACTAAAGAAGGTAAGAAACGCCCTCTTCCAGGATATCAAATTGCAGAATCTATGTGTATAGCCGCTACAGGCGAAAACCTAGATGCATGCATGAAATCCAAAGAAACAAAAACTGTTAAAGTTTGGAATTCTGAACAGAAAAAGGAGGCACCTGCCGAACGTTCAGTAATAATGGGTTTAGTTGGTAAACCTGTTAAAGTAGCTGTTCATCAAGTTATCGAAGATAGAACTGCTCCAAATGCCAGTGGTGTATATGTACCAACTGGCGAAGCTAGAACTTTGAATAAGTGTAAGTTTTTCGGAAATACGGATGGTAAAACTGCCGAAGAAATTACTAAAAAGGAAGCAGCTACTATGTTCACTAAATGGGCTAGTAAGAATACTGGTGCAGTTATTGATCAGTCTACTAAAGGTCAAGGTAATAACTCTGCAGCTTCTATTATGGGTAGTGCACCTACAGAAGAAGCTACGGGGTCATTATTTGATAAAGAACCTCCTATTTAATGAGAGTCTGTGGAATAGACCCTGGAGCTAATGGAGCAATATGTGTGTTGGATAGTCAAGATCCGGCATACATAGCTCTGTTAGATCTAAAGAAACATAATCTCTGGTATATTGACCATTGGTTTGGAGCAGAATTATTTGGAGCAATTGGCGGTGGGACAAAACACATATGGATAGAAGATGTACATTCTATGCATGGAATGTCAGCTAAATCTAATTTTAATTTTGGTAAGAATTTAGGAATTGTTATTGCTATGGCTTCAATAATGTTAGTTGACCCGCCAAATATGGTTACTCCTAAAATATGGCAGAAATACATAGGTGTTACTGCTAAAGGTAAAGCTATAAAGAAACAAGTAGCTAAGATAGCTCAGTACTTGTATCCACAAGCTGAACTACATGGTAAACGAGGAGGCTTACTTGATGGGAGATCAGATGCTTTAATGATTGCCTATTACGGATTACACAATCTTAAGGAGAAAGTATGAAGATAGAAATCGATATAGATATTGAATCTATAGTAAAAGAAGCACTTAAGAAAGAAGCAGAAGATGCTATTCCTATAGAAGTTACTTCTAATAGTAGATCTAAATGGGAATATGGTCGTAGGAACGGAAGACGACGTACTACAGAAGAGATGGCTTTACATAAACTAGAAAAAGAAAAAGGACGTTTATTAACTCCAGAAGAAAAGGGAGAAGCTAAAGCAGTTATTCAGATAGATACAACTACTGAAAATGAAGCTAAAGAAGCTGCTATTAAGAAAGCTCATATAGATAATCTAACTGCTGAAGGTATGGCTGCGGCTTCTAAAGAGTTAGCTGAAGAAGGAGTAGAAATCCATTATGAAGCAGAAACTAAAGAAGAAAAAGAAGAAGTAGAAGAATTAAAATCACAATACCCAGACTCTCTATTTTCGAAATAAATTATGAGACAAACTTACTTAAATCCAAAGAAACGAGCACCTAAAGACTCAACAATGAAAGATCATCTAAAATCATTATGGTTAAATGCGCGAAGTATGATTTATGCGGGTTTAACTCTTGGAGGGGTTCTAGTTGTATTACTAGGATCCGTTCTTTTATTACCAATACTACTTGTATTAGTAGTTGGGTTTGTTGTCTTTATTGCTTATAAAATGGCTCTTTATGAACGGGAAGATAACTAGTTAAATATCTCTCCCAGCGCTTGTGCTAATAAATCAGCTCCTGTTGGATTATTAGCCTCATCAAATAACTCATCTAAATACATTACAGTGGGAGATACATCTCCAGCTAGAAATGAACTATCAACATTACCTAATGTTGGTATGCCTGTAGAGTATTGAAACGCCCCTGATAAAGCCACGCCTGTAGGATTTCTCATAGCCAGTTGACGCGAAGCTCTCTGATTACGTAAGAAATAAGATAGAAATACAGTACTACCAGTAGCATCTAAAGCTTCTAAAGCAGGAGCTAATGCTTCATCAAATAGTACGAATGCATCAAGAGCTTCATGCATAGCTGTATCAAAATCTACTCCCCGTATTTCCATAGCATGCTGTATCATCACATACCTACCTAAGAAGTCTGTCATCTGTACAAATTGACGCATAAATTGATAAGGACCCGTACTCTTAGTCATAAAGATATTAGCTGCTACAGCATGTATTGCTGTGGGAAGTTTATCTGATTGATTAAACCATTTACTGGTTCGAAGTATTCTGCGGCCTTTATTTATATACCCATCCAAAGAAGCATCATTAAGATCCTCCACGATAAGTGAATTCAACCCTGCCTGACTCATATTATGAATCTTATTATTTTCTATCCGTACATTTACCGCAGCTAACTGTCTATGTTCGTCACTACCAGCAGGTAATTTCTTAATCGCAATTCTTTGCCTAAGTCTTGTACGTTCCTCAGTATCACCACGATATGCCTGATACTCATGAAAACCTTCAATAATTTTGTGTATCGTGTAAGCTATAGGAATATTCCTCATTGTTAATTGAGCTAGATTAGAATACGCGTTATATAGCCATACTTGAGGCATAGCGATAACTATGCGGTCTTTTCCATAACCTACAACTTCTCTAAGTATGTAGTGGAATAGTCCTGCATATCTTTTTATATGCCGCATACTAGGATGTTGGAGCCAAGCGAGATTTCTGAAATCTTTTGCCTGGTATCCAAATATTTTATTAACAGCATCCTTCCTAACCATAAACGTGCCGTTTTTAGTAAACTTGTCTATGTACATTCGTACTTCTTTAGGAAGTCTATAGTAACGGTCGGCAAATCCATTTGCAGGATCTAGAAGATCAATAAACTCTTTAGGATGGGACGGCATTCTTTCTTTTTGCTCGTATACTAGAAGTTCTACAGTTCTCTTGTCATTTTTAATTGTATTTTTACGATCAATATAGGAAGACTGCATATGGGCAAATACATTTTGTATTTCTAGATCTGGATCTAAAAGTTTTTTCCTAGTTACATGATTCATGATTACTCGATAGTCAACAATATTATCTTTGTCATCAAGAACAGGACGTAGTCTTAAATCTCTATCTACTTTTAATGTTTTTCGAGTAGCTTGTCTCTTCTGTTCTTTATCAATATCACGAATAGCTTGTTTTATTTTTGCTATGTCAG